TTCTTTGTTCCCCAATATTGGACAGAGCAATATTGCAAATCTGAACAACGCTAGACATTAGTCACCTAAGCTATATTCAACCATTACTTTAATAGTACCTGTTGCAGAAGCACCACCCGTAGTGATTACCAAATCGGTTTCTGCAGTCAGTGTGTACCCAACACCATCAATGGCGTTAGAATCCACTACTTGATTTGCAGTATTCCAAGTGGTTGAACCTTTGGCAATAAAGCGATCTGCGTCAGCGGCATCACCTACATCTAAAGTAACGCCAGCACCCAATGCATCACACATCAGCTTAACGTTATAGATAGTTGCGCCTTTAGGTAATCGAGCAAAGGTAATGTCAGAACCAGAAGCTAATGCTGCAGCTTCATACGTGTCATACCAAACACGTTTTCTGCCGTGCGCTTCTGAGGCTTTGACCATTACTTTAGGGACAGAAGTAATATCTGTCATCTTTTGAGTATTAACACTAGCCATTGTACCTCATTATTCTTGACAGATGATTGAAACAACCTTTTCTTCTTCCATTCTTGTAGCACCTAGAGACATGCAAGCATACACTTGATGGGCGTATGATTTGTCAGGTCTTTCATCTACACGAACAGTTAGATCTTTTGCCATTGCTAGCAAGATCCCATCGATGGCATAACAGAAACAAGTACGGTCAGATCCAGACTTTGCCAATCGTGTACTGGTTACAAATTGGAAGCCTAAGAAGGTGTCTACCTGACCAGCTACCAACGCACGAACCGTGTTGAAATCAGCACTACGAATCTCGACAGTTTCCAACAAATCTTGAATTTGCTTTGGAGAAACCACAATGATTCGTGGTAGGGAAGGATCAACATCAGCATTGTCTAGTGTGAACTTGGCTTCACGCAATTTATCAATGGTTAGTCCAGTACCACCAGCTACAATTGTGTTGGTCAATGAGGTTTGTGTTGTACCACTAGCACCCGTATACGCTACTCCTGTGGCAGCACTAATGATTACGTCATCCATTGCTCTGCCCAATGCAAATGCTTGTGCTTGAGCATAAGAAGAAGTTGGATCAGTAATCATTCGTAGTCGATCTTGATCATCAATCAGATCTGCTACTTCGTAGTCCTGCAATGTTACAGAACGTCTTGAGTGAGGGGTATCATTGAGGATGGTGTCTGCACCACGTGTAGTTCGTACAGATGCTACTTGTTGACCGATTTGATCAAAAAAAGCTTGTTTGCCCCGCATGACTTCAGTACGACACAATCCACGCAATCTTGAACCTTTCTGTTGTGAAAGGTGCTGTAGAACTGCACTATACTGATCAACAAATGCGGTTGTAACTTGAAAAGACATTACAACTCCATAAATAGCTAAGAAGGTTAATTCTCATGCTAAAGTCTGGAGTTGTCCTAACGGTAGGGTTCCAAGAGGTTTGCAGTTAAATGGGTCAGAAAAGATTATCCAATCCTGTCAAACTGCATGAGATTCTGATTGACGTTTTAAACGTCTTTTGTCTACATCACAAACCCACTCGTAGTACTCTTGTGCTAACGTTAGTGAGTTTGTCATACCTGCAATACTAGCGTTTTGTTTTGCCAAACGCAAACATTCTGTTCTTAGTTTTACATGATCTTCATAAGTCATACTAACATCTCTCGTAACTTTAACGCTTCTGCTACTAAGCGATCATGATCTGGATGCATTCCATCCCAGAAGCCACTATCCGGTTTCATGATTTCTGACAATCTGCTTTCTACCTGCGCTCTGCCTCCTGCTCCTGTTCCACCTATATCAGTATTTAGTAGTCCATCTTCTTCTAAGATTTCACCAACCTTATGGAAAATCTTAACTACTTCCGGATGATTTCCTAATCCAGTTTGTTCAAACATCTGCAATGTTTCTGCATCTGCCAACTGCAAAAAAGCTTGTCTAGCTTTGGTTGCATTTCGCTGAAAATCTGAACCCCAATCTGATTTTAATCTATTTATATTTTCTTGCTGCAATTCTTCAAATTGCTGTTTTGCCATTTGGCTAGATAGTTCTCCATTGTTCTTAATGAAATTGTATACTTGTTGTCCCTGAGTTTTCGATAACCCCAATTTATGTATTTCGGAGGCAAATTCCTTTTCCATATTGGTGTCATAGGGAATCTCATACTCATCCGGATTGGCTGGTCTGCCTAACCTGTCATAAACCTCATCCCAATTTTCTTGACCGGATGGTAAACGAATTAACGAATCTGGAGTTGCTCCCAACTTCTTGACTAAGTGTACATACGACTTTGCTAACTTATTGACATCATCAAAGTTTCTAAGAGATGGCTCATGTCGTAAATCATCCGAAAGCATTGATGGATTAAAGGAAGTATTGGATTCTGCTACTGGTGCTGCAGATTCTTGTACTTCTGGCTCAATCGCTAATGCTGCTTCTGTCATATCGTTCCTTCATCGAATCTTGTAGGTATTGTAAATCGACATTCAAAAACCTAAGAATGTCCAGCACTACGGCTTTCCTGCCTTCTAAAAATGCTCCAGCAAGTGGATCTGGCTGAAAAGAAGAATAGAGTACACGATGTCTGTCCACTAAATCCTTCAACACGATTTGTCCAATATCGGACTCAAATAGTTCTTTGTAAAATTGTTGCCGCTGAGTTTCTTTCATCGATAGACTCTACAATCATCTATTGGAATCCGCACACACGGTGATATCCGATTACGTTCTCTACGATCCTGCATTGGTAATAATTCCTGTGGTGGAAACGTATTGGTGATGTAGACCAACAATGCATCAGACAGTAACCAAAAAAACATTAAAGGAAGATTGGTGGCTTTTGCGTATTGAGTAGCAGTTACATATTTCTCTACTGAAATACACGGGCCACCAAGTCGATTCATAAAATCAAAATCATCTTTTCTACATTTAAATTCAGCAAATGCCTTTGCACCCGTAATTGGATCAGTCACAATCCAATCTAGCGGATACTTCGATTTATTGGACATTACAAAAAACTTTTTACCCTGCAAAAATAACCGGACTTGTTCTTCTATTTTCCGGTCTGCCTCCGTCTCATATTCAATCATTTCTATACCTTCGATGCTTTGGCCTCATTCAAAAATGCCTGTGAATCATTACGTCTGCTTTCAGCGATTAAATTCTGCTGTTGAGCAATTGCCATTGCCTGTTGCATTTCCATAGCACGTTGCTGTTCAGCTTCCTGCTGTTGTGCTTCCTGTTCTCTTTCCATAGATGTTTTAAAGACAGATGGGGAAACTTTAAGTATTTCTGCAGCTAGTTCTCCGATTCGATTAAATTCAAATCCCTGCAGAATTTGTGGATCAATTTGAGCAAACGGAACCATAAACTGGACTAGCTGATTAATAGAAGCTAGCTCACCACTACGTTGAGATACTGCAACCGGATTGCTGTACACTACTTTGACATCTGAATTAATTAGCTCAGATGGTGCAGGAGGCAATTGTCCGTTACGAATCAGCATTGACAATGTGCGAATGACCAATGGCCCCAACAGTTCGGATTCCTGTCTAGCCACAATCGGCCCTAAGATTTGCAAGCGATCTCTCTGTCTTGCCGCAATCTCTGTTGCACTAAAACGCAAGATGTCTCCATCCGGTGCTATATTTGCTGGCAGTTCCAAAAGATCTAAGTAAAAAGCACGTTCAATAGATTGACGTACCATTCCTATTTTTTGTTCAGACAAATCAATTCTGCCATTTGTCTGCAATGGCGTGATACGATCTTGTGGCCCTAATCCAGATCTAAAATAATTTAAACCTCCGGGTGTAGTACGCACAGGAGACAAAAATCCATCGTCTGGTACAAGCAACGGTGGATCAACCATTTTTTGTAGTGCAATCAATCCTACTCTTTCCATTTCGTTAATCATTCGCACATCTGGCAAACTTTCTGTGCCACAACCTCTGCCGTATACTTCTTGTGAATTCTTATGCCATCTGCTGCAAACAAATGGGAATTCATCAAAGCCACCTTTCTTCAATAAATGATTGCTCTCTTTTTCTATATAATACGATGCATACGGCTTAGAATTCTTGGTGCGTCCTTTACTGTCACGTGGCTTGACCACATGCATGATTTCAAATACCCGAAATGGTTCTTTCTCTGCAGCTTTCTTGATTCCATCGGATACGCTATCAAAGGTAGAAACAATGGATCGTGCTGTATCAAAATAAGTACGATATACCGAATTGATCTTGCCGTGCTTGTCTTCTGCTAAACAACAATCTCCTAAGAAGTACGATCTGAATTGTGCGCCTTCCTCTTCATCGTAATACACGAACAGGACTCCTGTCCCAAAAGTAACCAAGTCAATGTAGTATTCGTGTATAGCACTATGAAAATTAGATCGTGGAGAATTAAAGACATTGGAAGTAATGCGTGTGGCTTCTTCTAACCAAAGTTTGGTTTCTCGATCTCTCATGATTTGTGGATCTTCTGTTTCCAAACCAAACCACGGGACTGTATTGCTGGTTAATGTATTGTGCAGTCCACTAGCTGCACGTACTACGGCACGAACTGCTGTAGATTCATA